AAAAAACTCACTTATGATTTCTGACTCATACGCCACGCCCTCTGCCTTGATTTTTCCATCTTCTGCATTCTTCTCCTCGTACTCACCAAGTTTCTTCCACATTTCCTTTCCTGCATCACTAAATTTTTTCATCATGTCCGCATCCAGGAAATTAAATGCGAGCTTCTTTCCATTCCAAATAAACATATATCTTACTCCTTAATTCCAATTTCAATCTTCGCTTTCGTTTACTCCGTTGCTGAATCCGGTGTAAATGTCTTTGCCTTTGTATCAAATTTACCCATAACAGGATCTCCTTTGTCGTGAAGTGTTCCCTCAACCTGTAATTCTCCGTCATTATCAGAGAAACTTGAAATTTCAGCAGCTACAGTAAACATACGTGCTTTGAATACTGTTCCAGTTGTATCTCCATCTGCTTTTTCATCCAGATCAACGCGAACAAATTCACGTTCTGCATCTGCTCCTGTTTTTCTCTCTTTACCAATACTGACCAGATCTTTAATGACCTTTTCACTTGGAATCTGATCGGCTGTAAATCCGTGCTCACCTTCATAACTTGTAATGCTTGATGTGGATGATTTATCATTGATATATTTTTTACTTGTTGTCTGTGCTCCAGGATCTTCATTTAACTCTGTGAAACCTGTTCCCATAAGTTCGAAATTCTCTCCTACTTTTAAGTAAGATGCTTCCTGATAACGCTGTTTTACTGTTTTGCTTGCTGTTTCTGACATTTTATATTCCTCCTAATTTTTGATAATAAATCAACTGGCACTGAATCTGGTATTGTGCTTTTGTTGCATCTGCGTTAAACACGTAGCCATTTGTCAGTGCCTGTATTTTAATTGCTCTTTTTCCTTTATCCATTTCCGGAAGATCATTATTGATCGTACATCGTTCCAACCAGTCCGAGAAATCTTCGTAAAACTCCGCCACATCGATATTCTCTGCAACGTCTGCCCCGAAGTACTCTCTACTTGCCAAGACAAAATTAAAACGGCGTTCTATGTCACCGTTAATATACCGTTTTTTAATTGGCTGTGATGTTACCGATGCTTCAATCGCATAACTTTTTGTATCTTCCGGAAGATGTTCCACACCCACCAGATCATCAAATGTGTGCAGTCCTGGATAATCCTGGATAAATGCTCTCACACTTGCGATCACACTCATTCTGCTTTACCTCCTACAAAATCTGCAACAGACTGGACAATCTGATCTCCATTGTCCGCCCAACATCTTTGATCCCATTCTTTTCCACGGAGTCCTTTTCCGCCATTTTCATGGTACTGTTTCTGTGCATATGGAGTTACAAACTGGATTGAGTTCACGTTCTCTATTGCGGTATCTTTTAATACTCCGGTCAAGAACGGAACGTATGGATCCATCTTTCTTCGGAACTCTCCAGTAAAAAATCTTTGTGCAGGTCCACCAACTTGAAGACCTCTTGTCTTTAAGATCTGATCTGGCGAAAGTTCGACTTTAACTTGTGTTCCCATTTAAGCACCTCCGATTCTCCAATGTGGTAAGCTTCCTCTCTGGTTATCCGAAAACGATAATATCTTTCCTGTGTACTGCTTCTTTAAAAATTCTGATTCCTTCTCAAAATCTTCTAACAATCCTTTCCCAAACAGATCCCCGTTGTTGATCGTCCAATACTTTTCTGCTTCTTCGGCAGATAATTCCCGATACTTGTCCGCATCGATATATTCTTTTCCTTCTGTATCTGCAGATAATGGAATACGGATTTGATACAAATCGGCAGAACTAAGTCCCTGATCGGTAACAGTTGTCTGCTGCTTTGTGTAAAAATTAACACCTTTGATCTGAGTCTTTAAATAAATCTTTCGTGCTGTCTTTTTATCAACTCCGTGACTGTTATAGATCGTGAGGTCTGCATTTGTCATCATATGGCCCACACCCCCTGTACATGAGTCCCGTATGTGCAAGATAAGGATATGCTGCTTTTTGACAACGATGCTCCACAGTGCCTATTGTTTTGCTTTGACTCGTCACATAACTTGCACTGTATCCATCGTTGTTCTCACTTGCGATTTCCCTTCCTGCATCATCTTTTCTCATTCTGTCCTGATACATTACATCTGCCACTGCACATGTGGCCA